GACCCAGATTTTACACCTGAAACGCACACTATTGGAAACTCATCTGCACAGTCAGGAGTTATTACTACTGGTTCAGGATTAGTAAGGATTGCAACAACAACTCATTGTCATATTAAATTCGGTGCTAACCCTACTGCGACAGAAGAAGATTTATTAATACCAGAACATACTGTTGAAGTATTTGCTTTTAAGAGTGGTGAAAAAATAGCTTTTATTGCTCATGCTGGGGGTGCTGGAGAAATTAACATTTCAGCAGTAGATTAATATGATTCAAGCTATAACTGCTCTTGCACCGATTTTAAATAAAGTTTTTGGAGTTATAGATAAATCTATTACTGACAAAGACTTAGCATTAAAATTAAAGAATGATTTGAATATGCAGTTACTTCAATCTGGTACTGAAGAACTAAAAGCTACTGCAAGAATAGTTGAAGCTGAAGCTAAATCAAATTGGTTTGTAGCATCTTGGAGACCATTACTAATGTATGTCTTAATTGCTATTCTAATTTGGAATTTTATTATTAGTCCAATTATCTTAGTCTTATTTAAAATAAATGCACAAGTTTTATTACCTTCTGATGTTTGGACATTATTACAAATAGGTTTAGGTGGATATGTGGTTGGTCGTTCAGGAGAGTCTATTGCAAGAACTTTAGCAAATAGACCGGCGCAAAAAGATGAATGAGTTAAGACTTATCACTTGTGCTGTACATTTTGTAAAGCATGGCGATATGGTTGAAGATATGTCTTATGTAAGATTTCTTGATAGCGAGAATAATGCTAACTTTAATACTTTTTTAGCTTCATTAAAGAATGTTAAGAAATTTAGAATCTTAGCAGTTGAATGGGAATCAGAGCCAATAGATTTTGAAGATTCAGATTACGATTGCTCAAATACTATACATTAATCTCAAAGTATTCCACACCATCATTTTGAAAAGTTTTTAACTTTGAATCAGGCAGCAATCTTAATAATTGCTCAACTGATATAAAACGAATTTTATCTCTAAGTGGAAAACAAATAGTAAATCTAGTCCAATAATTAGTATACAGCTCGTTTATAACAATAAACTTTTTTAAATCTCTTAATTTAATCTTGTTAGATTGCTTTAATGAAACGAAGAACTGTTCTTGTTTATTGGTTTCTGTCGCAGCTTTATATACGAAAAAATCTGCTGTAAGTTTTGCGATTGCTGGTATTTTGGAATACAAAGGTATATTAGTTTCAATAACTGATTTATTAGGGTCAATAGAATTATAACCAAGACGACGAAACAAATAACCAACGGAATTACAATAATCAATAAAGCGGCTTTCAGCATGATTAAAATTATTTTTAACATCTGTCATCTACTCAATTCTCTGTTTGTGACTAACCACGAGCGATATAAGTCCACCCATGACTGCAAGTTGCTATACTTTCCTCTAGCAATAGAATATTTTTTTTCTGCATAAAGTAATCCTTCTATTATAGTTTTGTATTCATCAGCAGTATAAGCCCACTTTTCTGCTTCTGCAACACTGCAATTCTTTTCTAATTTTTTTGTAATAGTTAATTGACTAAAAGTTATTTTGCGGAACTCCTCGCATCTTCTAAATTCATAAAGTGAATTGGCCAGTTCTTCAGAAAGAGTGTCTAGTTCTTGTTTTATATCGTCAGGGTTTTTTAGAGCAAAGTCTTCCATATCCTTCCTTTACATATTTATAGTTGTATTACCTACTTAGTAAGTAATTTTTCAAATTCAAAGACATATCTAGAGTTTAGAAGTTCTTTTAATCTTTTTGCTTTCTCTAACTTCATTTTATACTCTAGTTCAAGGTTAAGAAGTTTTTGACTTCTGTCCCTGATTCTCTGAACTACTTGTTGTTGTGTCATCAAATAGTTTAATATTATTTCTAATAAACTTTTTGTTTAACAAGTCTACCGAAATAATCTTTCCTTCATTTTCATTTTTGAGAGCATCTTCTTGATTGTCAAAAAGTTCTTTAACTTTAATTGTGCATTCAAGAATTTTCTCTCTCACAAACATTATTAGTATATATCATTTATATATTTGATTGCAAGGGATAGTGGCCAGATAAGGGATAAATGAAAATAAAAACTGGCCACTAAAATAACTAACAAAAAAGCTAGATAAAATTCATCTGAAATAAAAACTTGAAGTCTTTAATTTTCAAATCAATTTCTTCCTTTGTAACACCAATTTTAGAACTTTCAATCCCAGATTTTAATAAAGCCATAACAAACATATATTCGTCTTTGTTAAATGCTTTTTTAGGTTGTATAGTCAAATCAGCATCAAAGTCTTTTGCAACTTCTTGTAATTGCTGCTCTAACTCATCTGGGTTAAAGCTGGTGTCAGGCGCATCAGGCAACTCCTGAATGATTGGTGTTTTATCTGGTTTTGTCTGCACAAATAAATTACCATTCTTTTTACTAGCTTGGACTGCCACCGACAATTTTTTACCCTTTTCTAAAAAAGTAGGTTTAATAGCAGACCACAAAACTATCTTCTGGTCATTAATACCAAAGGTATAGTTTGGATATTTGTTTGGACTACCATCTTTCATTAATCGGTTGTCATAAACATATTTTACGACTCCTGAAATGTTAGGCATATTATTTCTCCTTATTTGTTAAGTAGCGGTGCATTTTTAGGCAGGATACCGCCACATCTTCCTGCATTTCTCCTATTAGAAATTCCTTAATATTTAATTTGCCGGTCTTTGTGCAATTAACTATGATTCCTTTTTGGACATCAATACCTAATTCTTCCTTAATGCAAATCTTATAAAGATAGATTTGAACTAACATAGAATCTCTTATGCCTGATGATGACTTCCAGTCATAGATAATATACTGGCCAGATTTATTTTTAAATAAAGCATCAAGAGTTCCAGTAAATTTATGAATACGACTAAGCACTTTACGTTCAGTAAATACAATTTCTAAACCCTCTTGCTTGTCGTACCATTCTTTAAACTTGCCAAATGACTTTTTAATTTCAGGATTAATAATCTCAGGTGCAATACCTTTATGAATATAATCTTCTATTAAGTTGTGAACCTGACTACCAACTAAGCCAGCATCACCCATTGTTTGATTTGGTGCTTTTTTAATTTGTTCTGCAATCTTAACTAGTTCTATTTCATCATAAGTAACACCAGCTCTAATTAACTTCTTAAACTCCTCGCTACAAATTTTAGCTGACCAAGCGCCGATAACATTCGCTGGAGTTAATAATTTGCAAATTGTTGTGGCACTAGGTAATTGTTCTTCATTCCAAAAGTACTGGTGCAGCACTGGGTCAAAAAATAAAGTCTCTTGACCATCATATAGTTTTATCTCTTCCATTTTATTTTCCCTTTTTTAGTTATTAGTAATTAACACTAAAAGTATTATAAATAAGATTATTATAAACAATACTTCAAGCATAAATATCGTACTTAATTATTTTCTTGTAGACTGATTTGGGTAAATTTTCATCAAATAACTTATCAATAGGCAAATCAAATATTTTAGCTACTTTATATATTTGACTAGCTGACATTTGATTCGTGCCTAATTCAAATTTACTTATCTGCTGAGTCGCAGAACCCAAGAACTCGGCTAAATGTCTTTGACTCATATATTTAATTTTACCAGTCATTGGTTCTTCAACCTTTGTATTGATTCGCAAGAATCTTAAATTACTGGCCAGTCTATTTATTAAGTCTAATTTTGTTTCCAAATTTCCCTCCATCGTTGGTGTTGCTTTTGCCAATACTCTGAATCAAAGTTAGGATTATGATAAGGGAACTTCTTGTAAAAATCTTCTAAAGAAATTGTCTTATCTTCAACTGAACACAAGTCGTAATAATAAGCACCCTCACTAGAAGTGATGTGTCTATTTTTTTTAGACTCTAAAACTAATCTATTGATTTCTGATTGTACTGTTTTAGTTGATAACATTGTGACCCCTTCCGGCTAAACATTTTTTTGTATAATTTTCTCTAGTACGTTTTTCTTCTGGTGGTAGCCAAAAGTATATACCTCTAAAAACATTATTATAAACCCAAATAATATTATCAGACACCACACCAATTTCTTGGTTGGCCAGAGTTTGACAATGCTGGACATCGTCGGTTATTTCTGCGGCTCTGTCACTTGGATAGCTGCCGCTCCTACCTTTTGTATCTATTACTGGCTTGTAAGTTGTACAGCTAGTTAATAGTCCGCCTAGTAAAGCGAATGATATTAGTTTTTTCATTTTTATCTCCTTTTTTTATATATTCCATAGTTCTAACATTTTTGTAGTCTAAGAATCTTAATCTTGGAAACTTCTGCCAAGCAAGTTCTATGTAATTAGCTAGTGTATGGAATCTGTTATTCTTAACGCAGTCTTCTATGATTTTAAGCGCAACAATTAAATCAGTCTTTTTTCTTTTCATTTGCCTTCTCCATTTGTTGTTTTTCTCTTTTAAGTTCAGCTTCTTTTAAAGCCTGTCTTAATTTTTCAGCAAAAACACTTTGACCAAGTTTTGTGCTTAAGTCTTTACTTGATGAGTTCATTCTTTTTTTTTCCATTTATAGCTTTTAGTAAAGCATTGTAAAGTGCTCTCTGATAACCAGTTGGCGGCTTACCAAAGAACTCTTTCTCAACAAAGTAATTGCTTATTATTTCTGCGCAACCTTCCAGTATATCAATATCTACACTTCGTTTCATAGTTAATTAATTCCAAAATGTATTAATATTATACTTGCACCAAGCAATAAAGCTGTGATAACGAACCCTATTCCATCTTTTGTTTCTCTAGTCATTTTATATTCCATACCATTAAAGTTAATATTACTGCCAACATAAACCACCAAAAACCTATGTCGTTAATTATTTCTAACATATTTCATTTGTTTAGTTAGCATACCATTTAGTTTCCCTATTAGATTTGTAATGCTTTTTTTTGTACTTATTCCTTGCACTTCATTATCTAATAAGATTTTTGTCATACAACTTACCAAGAGTCGCATCTCATAGTAAGACATACTACAAATTACTCCTATTTCTTTTTTTTGCATTTTAGTAAGTTTCCAAAGCAATCCCATTTTCTATGATATGCTTTTAAAAGTTTTTTTATTTGTTTATTCATTATTATCCTTTTTTGGTTTATCCTCTTTGTAATCATGCTCAAGATTTGTGACATTGAAAAAAGATAGTTTAATAAATTGCTTAAACTTCTTTATCATGTCGTCTATCTCCTCTTTGTTACAATGAGAATTCCAGCTTATATTGCATTTATAGTTTTTCATTAAACATCTTTCTTATCTATTGTTATTAATGTATCATTATGACAACCACCATGTGCCACAATTAATATTTCTAATTTATCTTTAGAAAAGCCAGTTTTTTCTTTTATATTATTTGTTTTCATTTCATAAGGCATACCATTTGTATTCCAACCAAATGAAATACAATAACCATTTTTTTTTATTATTCTTTTGATTTCTAAAGCATAACGACTAAACTTTTTAATTTTTCCAAACCCTTCATAACTTTCAATTATTTGATAAATTGAATATGGTGGGTCAAATAATATTCCATCAATACTATTATCTTCAAATTGTTTTAAAAATTCTAAAGCATCTAAATTGTAATTTGTTTTATAATTAGGATTTATATCATTAGTTATTAATTTATCTTTAAAAATTGAATCATTAGCAAATGGGTCAATCCATTTACCAATTAAATATTTTTCTATTAATTCTTTAATGGGTTTAATAGAAAACGTGTTTTTATTTGGCATAGACCAAGCTCTATTTATAATAGTCATTTAAATCTCCATTGGTTTAAATATTCGCTCATGTGTATCAAAACGCACTTGCTTGCTTTGTTGTCGCCAAGCATAAACTCTTTATAGTTTCCTCTCTTAACAATGTTCTTTAATCTTTCAACTTCAATAATAGTAAATCCTACTAATTTATTTTCATCATAAAAACTATGAACCCAGTATTTAGCT